CGGTAAGGCCCGCAAGGTCAAGAAGATGTACATCGGTGTCGGAGGCAAGGCGAGGCTGTGCTACAGTGCAGAGCTGGAAAAGGTCGGGATGGCTGAGAATTTGAGCGATGAACGGTGTACCGTGGCAGCGTCAGTTGGCAATTATGCGCTGTTTGCGGGGGGATATGGATACTGGAGATATAGCGCAGTCATTTATGACGCCGTGGATGCTTATAGCGCGTCGCTCACAAAGTCGATGCCTACTGCGCTGAGTACAGTACGAGAGAGCCATGCCGGCGCGTCTGTTGAGGGCTATGCACTCTTTGCAGGCGGAGCTAATGGCACCAGAAGTACAGATATAGTTGATTCAGTGGACGCATATAGCGCTTCTCTCACACGAACAGCAGCTGCAACACTGAGCGGCAAGAGGAAGTGGATTGGTGCTGCGTCCCTCGAAGGCAGAGCGTTCTTCGCAGGCGGAGCCTCCACCAATCTGAATTCGAATACCAAGTGCGCAAATGTTGAGGTGTACAACGGCACTCTCACCCGCACGGCAGCCACAAACCTGAGCGTGGCAAGATATTCTCCACTGACCGCGACAATCGGCGGTCGGGTGCTTTTCGCCGGAGGCGACTTTACAAAAGTTGTGGATGTCTACAGCGCTTCACTCACCCGCACAGCGGCTGCGGATTTGAGCCGTTCCACCTCTGGTGGTGATGCTTCCATAGCGGTCGGGAATTATGCAATATTTACATCTGGACTTGTAGTTGGCTCTGATGGCGTTGGCAGTTTTGTTGGCAACACGTCCTGCGACGTTTACAATGCATCGCTCACAAAAACGACCGTCACACTTCTGAGCGTAGCGCGGGTCTATATGTCTGCCGGTACAGTCGGAGACTACGCATTGTTTGCGGGAGGCGGTAGTAACTCTCCATATTCAGATGTAGTAGACGCCTGTGATACCTCTCTCACGCGGACTACAGTCACAGCGCTGGACTATCCAAGACGGAATCTTTCCTCTGCGACGGTTGGAGACTACTTGCTGTTTGCAGGCGGGGGAAGAGATTACGATGACCCTTCAAGTGTCGTATTCGTCTACACCGCATAAAAGAAAAGGAGAAATCAAAATGGCACGATACAAAATTTACGACAACAAATCTGACGTCATCACCCCGGTGGGCGAGAAGCTTACCGCTGAGCAGTGGCTGGACCGCTACCAGTGGGGCCGCTACACCAAGATGATCGTGGGCGGCGGCATCATCAACGGCAGCGTCGCGCTGGTCTTCGACGACGAGGTGGAACGTTACCGCAAGGCAGGCTGCGATTTCAGTGCCTGCGTCACCGACGAGGACTATCTGGCCGCCATCGAGGCCTTTGAGGATAACCCGCCCGTGGCAGACGCCGGAGTCTCCGACCAGACCCGCATTGCGGACGCTCTGGAAGACATGGTGGCGCTGAGCCTGCCGGATGATACCACCAACACCACCGAAGAATAAGAAAGGAGAACGAAGTTATGAGCAACAAGGAAAAACTGACCGAGCGCTGGACGCAGGGCCGCATCTCTGAGGCGATGCTGCGGGTGTATGTCCGCAAGGGCATCATCACCAAGGCGGATTTCGAGGAGATCTGCGGGAAGAAGTATTGAGTGGAGGGATAAGGATGTCGATTCGTGAATATTCCATGACCCGCGACTCCACCCGGCAGCTTTCGTCCAGTTTCCGTGTCCGCGAGTTCGCCTGCAAGGGCAGCGACGTCGTCCTCATCGACGACGAGCTGGTGGTGCTGCTGCAGTGCATCCGGGAGCACTTCGGCAAACCGGTACATATCACCAGCGGCTACCGCACCGCCGAACACAACGCCGCCGTGGGCGGCAGCAAGAGCAGCCAGCACCTGCTGGGCCGGGCGGCAGACTTCTACGTCGAAGGTGTGCCGGTGGCGACTGTCGCCGCCTACGCTGAGACCTTGCTTCCCGGGCGCGGCGGCATCGGGAGGTATCCGAAGGATGTAGCCCACCCCAAGCGCATGACCGGCTGGGTGCATATCGATACTCGGGCGGGCAAGAGCCGGTGGACCATGTAAAGGAGTGAAGAAAATGAAGGATAGCATTTGCACCGTCATCGGCCTCATCGGCGGGACCATTGCCGCCTTATTCGGCGGCTGGGACACTGCCCTGCAGACGCTGGTCATCTTTATGGCCATCGACTACATCACCGGTCTGGTGGTGGCAGGCGTATTCCACGCCAGCCCCAAGACCAAGACCGGCGCACTGGAAAGCAAGGCGGGCTGGAAGGGCCTCATCCGCAAGGGCGAGACGCTGCTCATCGTGCTGGTGGCCTGCCAGCTTGATGCCGTCATCGGCGGCAGCTTCGTCCGCGACGCGGCGATCATCGGCTTTTCGGCCAACGAGGCCATCTCCATCGTCGAGAATGCCGGCCTGATGGGTCTGCCCATTCCCGCAGCCATCACCAAGGCCATCGACATCCTCAAGCAGCGGGCCGAGACGCCCGAGAAAGGCAAGAACTGATATGAAAAAGAAGATCTCCGCCGGTACTCTGACCCGTACCGCAGCGCTGGGCCTCGCCCTGACAAATCAGCTGCTCAGTGCAGCGGGCAAGCCTTTGCTGCCCATCGACAATGCCCAGCTCGAACAGATGATCTCCACCGGCTTCACCGTCGGTGCAGCACTGGCCGCATGGTGGAAGAACAACAGCTTCACCCAGGCCGCACTGGCAGGCGATGAGGAGTATGAGAGGGCGAAGAAGAGGGTGATGAAGTAAGATGCCCAGCGGAGCAGACGTGCATATTTGAGTAAAATTGGCGGATTGGGATTTTGAGCCGATTCCGCGGAGAAAAAGAGAATAATTCGGGACATCAAAAAAATCGACATGCAAGTCAAATGCAAGTCAAACAGTTTCTGCTTTAACGTATGTATGATAGAAATTTTGATATATTGACGTCCTCGTAATGAGCAGGTCGTCCGTTCGAATCGGATCAGTAGCTCCAAAAATCCTACAAATCAACGTCAAAATTTGACTGATTTGTAGGATTTTTTCTTATTTAAGCTGACGCGTGCGAAGAAAACCGCAACAAAAACCGCAATATGAGGTGCTCAAAATCGAGAATTAAGGGTTTGGGGCAAAATTTTCAATGAATTAAGTAATAGATAATTGTCGTGAAATCGGTTTGAGAAAAAGGACAGAACGGTGGATGTATGAACTTTCCAGAAGAACAGCTGGGTCGCGTTGGACAAAAATTCTCAGATATAGGGCGAAAAATCGAACATATCAAGACACTTGACTTGGTCAGCTGCGTTGCAGAGGTTGAACAGCTCTGCGGTGAGATTCAAGCCGCAACGGAAGAAATGAGGCATATACTTGCGCTGATGAAGTTCTAACAAACAAAAAAATCCCCTGCTAGCTTTCATTGCCAACAGGGGATTTTCTATGTAGGATTTATAATTTGCCACCGACGCGCTTTTTATCGATAAGCCGGTAAATTGATTCCAAGGATTTTTGAACCGCTTGCCAGAATTCATGCTGATTGTCTTCAAATCGCTTTGGCTTATTTCCTGCTTCGACAATCAAATCTTCAAGCGAGCTGCATTCCTTTACCAGCTTATCAAAAAATATTTTATCGTCGTACCTGTAAAAGAGTGCAGCCATACTCATGTCAGCCAAGGCATCACAGAGATTGTTTCCATTGCATAAAATGCCTTTATCATCAAACCTAAGCGTCGTTCTGGCCTGCGGAATTTTCTTGATGAGGTAGTCATCAAAAATAACACCGCAATTACTAGAGCGAATCGCAGCAGCAGCCGATTTATTCGCTGTAAACGCAGCATAGATGGATACTACGATTGCAAAAAGAGACAGAGCAGCAGAAATAATGTCAATCATTTACTGCACCGCCCTTTACATAAGCATCAATCGATTAAGAACGGCTCTTTTGGGACTGTCGATTTTGGGAGCAATAATATCGAAGTTCTTTTCCATTCCTTCCCGCCCGATTTCAGTATAGATTTTCCCAAAAAAGCCCTGAATGAACGAAGATGCCAGATAATCGATTTGCTCCGGGAATTCAATTACAAACGGCTGTTCAAGGTCGATTTTTCCATTGACTTGTTCATTGAACAGTTTTCGACCGTAGCTATTTCCAGCGAGCTTTGTCAAACTCTTATCCTTTATCTCAAGAGCAATCCTTTGTTCAATCATAGTCATTCCTCCGTCTCCATCACGAAATTCAGGTTATATGCGGTTCCGGGAAAATATATCGGAAATGGCAAAAAAACATTCTTATCCGGAGCACAATGCTGGAAGTCATGCTCCTGATTCATTCCAATCCAATGTTCTGCATCATACTCCAAAAGCGGCTGTAAGAATTGCATCTTTCGTCGTCCCGAAAGCACATAACAGTTGTTGCTATCGGCCTGAGTCTCAAGCCATTTTATCAAGGTCGGAAGTCCGGTTCCGCCGGTAAGATATTCGTTCGGTCTGCCGGATATGCGATCTTGGAAAGCGCTTAACATGAAAAATTCGTCATCGCCATAGTCTTCCCTGAAAAACCGTCTGTGATACATATAGATTTTACGCAATCGCCAATACCGGGCGCTGTCACTCTTATCGCGCAACTCGGGGTTGACACATAGCTTTGATTGTATTTGAGACGAAAGCAAGGTCGGCGAAAAATTAACAACGCAAATATTTACGCCGTAATACTTTGGTCCATTTGGATTATTCCGGCGAACATAGTCGCGTGGCGTCACATCAATATCAAGAAAACAATCTGAGCAACTATGCTCAAGCGCATTTCCAACAAGTTCTACAGCAACTTCAGAAAGCAAGTCGCTGCGAGTCTTTGTAATTCCAAGCCCCTCAAAGAACAAACACAACGTTGTAATTGCCGACGACAATGTTTCGTCAGAATTTTCATTTGCTAAAAAAAGCTTACGATAGTAATTCTTGCCAACGTCAAATCTAAATTGACGGACAAAATCCATGCTAGACTGTGTGGATTTCTCTAGGGCACATAGGGGCGACTGCCCGATGCCATCGGTAAAAATATTCGTTTCTTTCTTATTGTAAAGCAATCGTACAGATATACCGTGGTCAGCAATGATATGTTCTAGGTAACACTCTAACAAAACGTATGTGAATTTTTCGTCGAACACGCCGTTCGGAAATGCAATTATAATTGATGAAAGCAGGCTGTTGCTGTGAACGGTAAGAAAAAGCCCCGCGATGAGTTCGGAGACCGTATCGACTGTCAACACCTGCTGATTTCCATAAAATATACAGGATTTTCCATCCGGAAAGAAAACAGGGATATGCGCTTTAGCAGATATCGCATTCTGCAATTGCCGCTCAAGCAGGGTTACATTCTTCATACATGCCACCGACTTAACAGTTCTATAATTATACCGATATACTATGGTGCTTTCAAGATTATTATAGCACATATTTTAGACACTAACAACAAAAAATCCCCCATATTTGCCTTATTATGGGTCAAATACGGGGGATTTTTTCATTTTACGCTGACTTTGCGCTGACTCAGCCCAGATTCAGCGTAGCCTTGGCAGCGGCCTGCTTGGCGGCGACGTGGTTGGCGTCGATCTGGGCCTCAATACGATTTTCGAGGTACTGGGTCGTATCGCCGAAGTTGCTCTTGATGTAGTCCTACGCGTCGCTGCTCATGCTTTTCAGGGTAGCAGACACGGCCCGCATCAGGGCTTCCTTCTGCTCCGCCTCATTGAACGTCCCGGCGGCTTTGAGGTCGTTGACGTATCTCTGGTTCATCGCGGCCACGGCATTGGCAACGGCATCGCCGATTTCCCGGACGAGCCGCTGCGCCTTGATGTTCTGAGTCTGGGCGTTGATTGCATCAACGGCAACTGGCAATGCCTTTCTGGATGCAGGCGGTCACGATGGGGACGCAGACCAGCAGGGCGACGTACAGCAGGCTTCTCGTAAACTCATTCATATTCGGTTACTCCTTTCATTCAGTGAACCTGATTCTTCAGGCTGTTCATCCGCTTATCACCTTCGATGGCGGCGGCGGTAAAGCTGTTGTTCTTCCACCATGCGGCCAGTGCTGCACCGACGGTGAAGCTGGTGGAGATCATCTGTTCGAGCTGGGCATTGTCGATGGGCAGCACGGGCTTGCCCGCTGCACTGAGCAGCTGATTTGTCAGGGCGAGGCCCAGCGCTGCGGTACGGGTCAGAGTACCGGCGGAGATCTTCTTTTTCATTTCAATCCTTGCCTTTCTCGGGCGTCTCGGCCCGCTGCTTGAGGATGTCGATGGCCTTGGTGATGGTTG